ACGGACCATCTGCCAGCGGATCCTGCTCACCGTTGCCTCCCTTCCTCGGCGTTCAGGAAATGGGCTTCCTCGTCCTCACACTCGACGTCCGTCTGGCATCGGTGCTGTCCCGGATGGCATGAAACCTCGGACCGACGAACAGCACAGCCGGACGAAACGACGAACCACGCCACCACGCAGGACCAGAACAGCACCACCAGCGCGGCCCGGAGAATCCAGCGCGCCCAGGTCATCGGCCTTCTCCCGGCAGACAGCGACATCCCCGGTCGGTGCGCCAGTCGCCGATCTTGTTCCCGTTGGCGTCCAGCACCACGCCTTCTTCGGTTGCAAAATCAGACTCCACCATCCGGACAATCTTCCGAAGAATCCGCACAACTTCGGCGCGCCGCTCAACCTCATCGCTCCCGAATGCGGCGTTACATGTCTCAAAATCTATCCGGAACATCGCGTCACCCCCTCGACCTGGCTCATCAGCGTCCGGTGGTCAGCCCGGAACGGACGGAGCGAGCCAAGCGCGCCCCGTTTCGCCTTACCCCTGCGCGGCCTCCTTTTCGGCGAGTGTCGGCGCGCCCTTGGCGGTGCGCATGTGCTTCTCCCGAAAACTCGGCTCTGGCTCTGACTCCGGCAGCGCGATCCTCGCGTACTCTTCCCGGATGTACTCCTTGAACCGCTTGACGTTGATATTCGGCCGCTCCGCTCCGGCGTTGTCGTTCGATTCCCTCATCAGCTCGTAGTAGCGGACACCACCCGCCGTGGCGTAGCTCCGGGACGGCACCAGCACGGACGGCAAGTCTCCCTTCCTCGACCGCCACACCGAACACCCCACCAGCTTGAGTCCGGCCAACAGCCCTTCCTCGAAATGAATCTCCACGTCTGCCAGCTTGCTCGACGGTGTTCCCCCATGGTTCAGCACGTAATGAACTCGCATCGGAAACCCCTTCCTGCGCGTGTCAGCGGCGCGCCCCGGAGGTATGCGGCTATTCGGCTTTGTCGCATGGGCATGGGGTGGATTTCGATGCTGTGACTACGCCATTGACCAGGCGCTCCGTTGTGGTGACGGAACCACAACCGCAACAGCGCCAATAAGCGGTATCCACGATGTTCCCGGTGACGGGGTGCATTCCGTGGTGTACCGTGGTGCACTCCGGCGATACGTCCGGCATCCTCGACGCCCGCGCTACAGGCGGCAGCTCGGGTGCTTCCCTGAATCCAAACCGCGCGCTTCTCATTACTTCACCCCCGCCGCTTCCATGTACGGGATCCGGAACCGATCCCAGCGGAACTGCAGACAGGCGCACCCCTCGGCGATGCATGCCCCGTGTCCGGGCGCCAGTAGCCCGCTGTTCGAATGCTGCGAGTGCTCCCCGTCTCCGGTATGGCCACAGGCGCATATCGAAGCAGGATGGGATTCCTTGTAGACTCTGGACCGCTCCCGCTGTTCCTCGGTGATCGTCGGCATCAGTTCACCCCCTCAAGAATGGTGTTCCCCTCGAAATCTGTAGACCACGCCGGCGCCCCGTTGAGGGCCAGGATCTCGACCCGCTTGGACGTTCCGGAGATGCCCCCGCGAGTGACGTACAGCTTTGCCAGCCGGAGCGCCACGGCCTCATCGTGGATCACCAGCGCCAGGCTCATGCCCGCGCCTCGGGCCAGAAGATTGTCCGCGCGGCTCTCGGCGTTGTGAAAGAAGGTCCCGTCCTCATCGGTGTACCGGATCACGTAAGCGCCCATGTCTCTTTTTCTCCCCTCGGAAATATGCACCCTATACCCTATTAAGGTAAGAGAATCATGCCAAAAAACGGGGATAAACCTGTGGATAAAAATATCTCTATCACTTCTCAGGTGATAGGTATGAAAATAAATATTACTCCACAGGATATACACAACCCCAAGGCGTTGCATCGTGCATCAAAATAATGCTTGACAGGTGCAACGGGATGGTGCATCTATGGGGACCATGAGCGAAACTTCTTTGGCGCAATCCTACGCTCCTGGGGTCGGGCGAAAGCATAAACGCAGCCCAATCGCACAGGCAGCTGACCTCACCATCAAAGCCATGCTGTTGCAGGGGGGATCGCTTCGGAAGATAGCAGCGGCCCTACACGTCAGCCCCACCACAGTCATGGCCGTCAAGAAGCGAATGCTGACGCAAGCTCCGGACGCTGCGGATCTGAAATCCGGCCTCATGTCTCCCCGTCTCGGCCAAATGTCGGCAGCGGTGGTGGAGCACTTCCTCAAGAAGGGCGCCAAGCTCAAGACCGTCAAGGGTTCGGACGCGATGGCAGCCGTCAAGACGGTGGCAGACCGTCAATGGCCCATTCGCCAAGAGCATGGGCCGGCCAGCTTCTCATTCGCCAACGTCAACCTCAATATCTTCCTGCCCGACTCTCAGCCGGCGCCCTCGGGCGCCCCCCTGGATACCACCTGTAGTGTTTTGGAGGATGGGAAACAGACAGAAGGCGAAAACCTCAATGAATTCAAGGATGCCAATGTCTCATAAGGGCTATTATGTCAAATAGTAGCCTCCCGTCCGATCCTGGGAAGATCCACACGTGCGCGTCCGCGGGTGCGACCGGGGGGGGTAGGCCCCCAAGCAAACCTGACTCGTATCAAATAAGATCCGCGTCCATGCCGGCGCAATTTTTTAAGATTCCAGGCGAAGGCGACCCCATCCTGCAGCAATTTATTCTCGAAAAAATTCAATTTCACTTTGCTGTCTTTCCATTTTTGCACCTGATCGGCGAAGGGACTCACTGATGAACACCGCGGAATTTTTCCGTGGCGTTGCGATTGTGTTCATTGTCGCCGGGGCGTTGGCGTTGTTGTTTCGGATCGTCACCGGACATTGGTTGGGGGTGTGAAGCCATGTACTTGCTGACGCTATGGATGGTGTTGGTCGTGGTGATCCTCGAGGCTCCGTTGAATCCTTCGTGGAGGAAGGTTTTTGGGATCGCGCTGATCGTGGTGATGGTCCTTGTGCTGTTGGGTTTCACCGGGATTTTCGGCGCGAACCCGTATTTCCTGGTGAGGTAATTCGATGCCCGTAAAGATCGAACACGCCGACGGGAATTACAAGGTTTCGACGCCGAAGATGGTTCACGCGAAGCACACGACTTTTCAGAAGGCGATGGCTCAGAAGCGGCTGTTGAACGCCGTGGAGCACGGTTGGACTCCTGGTCGGCGGCGCTCGACGGTGCCGAAGATGAAGGGCATGAAGTGATCGAGCTCAACGGGCAGAAATTCGAGTGGCGGCCTGATTGCCCGTACAAATTCGATTACCGTAAGGTTGCGAAGGCGATCGCCGAGGCCGGCACAGGGGAGGAAGGCCAGAAATTCGGGCGCGACACTTTCCGGAAGTTGATTCTGAATGATTTATTTTTCATCGTTTATTTCGTCCTGAAAATCCCGATTGCGAATTGTCCGTTTGTCGTCCAGGCGTGTCGTGAGGTAGAGGACGGCCCGGTGGATTTCACATTGGACGTTTGGGCGAGGGAGCATTTCAAGAGCACGATCGTCACGATTGCCGAGACGATTCAGTACACCCTGAAGAACCCGAACGACGCGACGGGGATTTTCTCGTATGTCCGGCCGGTAGCGAAGAAGTTTTTGTTTTCTATCAAGGAAGCCTTCCAGAACGAAGAGGTTTTGCACATTTGTTTTCCCGACATCGTGTACGCGAACTGCGAGAAGGAAGCGCCGTTGTGGTCGTTGGACGAGGGGTTGATTTTGCGAAGAACGTCGACTCGGAAGGAGCCCAACATCAGCGCGTGGGGGCTGACGGAGGGTATGCCGACCGGGTTTCACTTGGGGCGTCGTGTGTACGACGATATTTCGACAGAGGACATGGCTGATTCCGTCGACATGATGGAGAAGGTCAAGACGAAATTCGACTCGAGCCAGAACCTTGGGAGTGAAGGCGGCCATCATCGTGTGGTTGGGACGTATTACCACCACGCAGATCCGCTGACCTACATTCACGGGATCAAGACTCCGGAGGGTGAGCTTCGGTATCACTATCGTTTCAAGCCCGGGAGTGACGACGGCACGGCGACCGGAACACCGGTGTTTGTGTCGCAGGAGCGATGGAACGATTTGCGGCTGACCCGGACGTTCAACTGCCAGCAGCTTTTGGATCCTTCGCCGTTGTCGGATATGAAGCTCAACCCTGATTTCTTTTTGCCGATCGAGCGACGGATGATTCCCAGGGAAGTGTATCGGTTCATGTTGGTCGATCAGTCCGGCGACTTGGCGACGGCGAAGATCCGATCGGGCGCGGCGTTGGATTCCTGGGCGGTCGGTGTCGTGGCTGTGGAGCCCTTCACCGACGATATCGGCCAAAGCCGTGTGTTCCTTGAGGACATCTGGATTACACCGGCGTCGGAGAGCGAGGCGATCGATCAGATCGTCCGGATGTATTTGAAGGCCGGCATGATCCAGAGGCTCGGCGTCGAGAAAATCGGTCTTTCGTCCACGCACACCCACGTACAGAAGGCGCTACAGGCCGTTGGGCGATTTATTTCGTTCGACAAAGGCGGGAACGGCGTTCTTCTGCACCCGTTGGGGCAGGGGTCCAAGGGTGGCGGCTGGAAGAAGAAGATGATCGAATCCGCGCTGTCCTGGCCGTTGAACAACTCGAAGCTGTACTACTCCACGTCCTGTCCCGCGAATTTCATCGAGCGGATCAAGATGGAGATGAGAAATTTTCCCGTCTGGCACGACGACGGGATCAACATGCTGTCTTATTTATTCTCCCAGGTATTGAAGGACATGTTTTTCGGAATGGCCGAGGAAGATGCCGAGGCCAGGAAGAAGGCCGCGCGATACGGCAATAAACCCGAGCGCCGTAGCTGGATGGGGGTCTGATGGCCGTTTACGACGAAGCACAGGTTGTAGCGGCTCCGAAGGCCGAATCAGCCGCTCCGAAGCCTGAAATCGCCACGTACAAGCGGTGGTACAACGAGGCCAGGAACGCTTCTTCCGATTGGCGCGATGATTCCGCAGAAGATTCCCGGTTCTATCACGGCGGCAAGGGGCAATGGGATCAGAAGGATATCATCGTTCTTGAGGCGGAAGGCCGGCCGCATTTTTCCATCAACCGGATCAAGCCGACGATCGATTTACAGAAAGGCATCGAGATCCGCAGTCGTACGGATATCGACGCAAAGCCTCGCGGCGCTCTGGACGGCGGCACGGCCGATGCAATAACTTCTGGCTTCAAGTATATCCAGGATCAGAACAACTCCGACCACAAGGTTTCGGATGTTTTCTTCGATGGGTTGAAGGCCGGCATTGGCTGGATCGAGATTTGCCTGAACGACGATCCCCGCGAGGAAGAGATCGAGATTGCCTACAAGGACTGGCGCAAGGTCGGCTGGGACCCGTACGCGCGCGGTGTTCTTTTCGACGACGCCCGGTACATGTTCGAGGACCGATGGGTTGATCTCGACATTGCGCAACAGACCTGGCCGGACAAAAAGGACCTCCTGACGGCCATGATGGAGGACGCCCGGGGAGAGAAGGGCGAGGCTTCTCAGCACAGCCGGGAATTGCCCGATCAGTACAAATCCGCAGGCCCGGTACAGTTTTGCGACACCACGCGAGAGCGTATTCGCCTGGTGAAGATGTACTTCAAGAAAATACAGCTTGGGATTTTCCTTAAATTCAAGGACGGGCATGTGGAGGAAATTTCCGCGGAGAAGTTGCAAGCGGACCCGCTGCTCGTTTCGAATTCGAACGTCATCCGGATCAGCAAGGTCCCCGTCCAAAAGATGTGGTGCGTCATTTTCTCAGGAGACGTGATTCTCGAGGAAGAGAAGCCGACTATCTACGAGCACGATCATTTCCCGCTGATACCGTTCATTTGCTACATGGACGAGAACGGCTGCCCGTACGGCATGGTCCGGAACATGAAGGATCCCCAGCAGGAGATCAACAAAAACCGGAGTCAATTTACTCATATTTTGACAACCCGCCGCGTGTTCTTCGAGACGGGAGCATTCAAGGATCCGCTGGGAGCGAAGAAAGAAATCAGCCGGCCGGATTGCTGGATCGAATTCAACATGGGCGCGCTGACTCAGAAAAGATTCCAGATGGAGAACGATACCAAGCTGGCAGACATGCATTTCGAGATTATGAAGGAGGCGAAGCAGGAGTTACAGGAGGTTTCCGGCGCTGTCGAAGAGCAGATGGGCCAGCAGACGAACGCGCGATCGGGAATTGCGATCGAAGCGCGCCAGCGGCAGGGAGCGACAGTCAATACGGAGCCCTTCGACAACCTTCGGCTGACGAAACGCCGCATGGGAGAGCTGATGCTCTCCATGATGAAGCAATATTGGACGTACGAGAAGGTCATCCGGATCACCGACGACCAGACCGGCGCGGACAAGTTCGTGACGTTCAACCAGGGCGGCAAGAACATGATCGCCCAGGGCCGGTACGATATCGTCGTCGCCGACCATCCCGAGACGGAAACCACCCGGCAATGGATGAGCCGGACCCTGATGGACTTCGCTTCGAAGATGAGCCCGGACATCGCTCTTCCCGTCATGCAGGTGGCCTTCGAGATGACCGACATTCCGAACAAGGACGCTGTAGTCAAGAAGCTGGCCGAGGCCGTCGCCAAGCAGGACACGCTCACACAGCAGAAGATCATGTCCGACCAGATCAAGGGCGAGAAGCCTCCCGCGGCCGCGCCCGCCGTGCCGCCCGAGACGCCACAGCCGATGGAGGCCGCAGGGCCCAAGACTCCCAAGGAAGCACTCGACATGATCCTCGCCGGCAAGACCTGGGGAGCCGTTACGGAAATCGACGATGCAACGGTCGAAAGAGCAGCTCAGTTTTTGCTTGCTCCAAAACCGCCCGCCGGGGGCGTAAAAAAACCGGCCTCGCCTACCAAGGCGTAAAAAGGGGGATCCATGTCAGGCGAAGCAGTAGCAGAGAAGGAATTCACGGAAGCGGAGTTGACTGGCGAAGAGGCGGGAGGCACCCCTTTTTTAAGCACTCCTATCACTCCTGATGCGACACCCGCCGTCCCGCCAATCGTTCCGGAAGCGCCCGTAAAAGAGGCCGAGGTCGTTCCGGGGAAAGATCCGGCCGCCCCGATAGCGCCGGCGCCGACGAAAGACGAACGGACCGTGCCGTTGGCGGCGTTGCACGAAGAGCGCCGTGCACGGCAGGAACTCAGCAGAAAGCTCGAGGAACTGCAAGCCAAGCTGGACACGGAGCCCCGCAAGACCCCCGCGGAGCTGATCCTCGAGGATCCCGAAAACGCCATGACCGTTCTCATGCAGGAGATCACGGATCTCCGTGGGGAGATCGCACGGACCAACATGGAACGGGACATCAACACGGCCGTTCCGAATTTCCTCGAGCTGGCCCCGCAGATGGAGGAATTGCTCCTGGGTGAAGGCTTGTCCGAGGAAGCCATCAAGAACCTGATCAGCTCGAGCGGCAAGGAAGCGCCGAAATTCTTCAAGGTGCTGGCCAAGCTGACGAGCGCGCCGAACGAGGAAGCCCTACGGGCGAAGTTGACCGCGGAGCTCACCCCGACGATTACGGCCGCGGTGACGAAGGATCTCATGGCGAAATTCAAGATCGTGGACGGGGGAGTGAACCTGGGGAAACTTCCGGGATCGCCTCCGGACGGGAAGTTGAACGTGAACACCGAAGAGGAAGTTGCAAAGCTCACCCCCGAGCAGCATGAAAAATGGCTATCCGGGGAACTATAAAAATCAAGGAGTAGGAACCCATGGCACAAACGGAATTCGGCGTAAACCATGCTCTCGCCGTCAAGCGATGGAGTCTGTCGCTTGCGACGGAAGCCGTCAAGAAGATGTACTTCGGGAAATTCATCGGATCCGTCATCACCAAACTGACCGACCTCGAGAAGAAGGCCGGCGACAAGATCACCCACGGATTGCGCATGAAGCTCCGTGGAGCCGGCGTCACGGGCGACAACACCCTCGAGGGGAACGAGGAAAGCCTGACGTACTACGACGACGCCCTTCTGATCGACCAGCTCCGTCATGCAGTCCGGTCGAAGGGGAAGGCGTCCGAGCAGCGCGTCCCGTACAACATGCGCGCAACCGCGCGCGAGGCTCTGGCGGCGTGGTGGGGGGAGCGGTTCGACGAACTCCTGTTCGTCTACCTGTCCGGCGCCAGGGGCGTGGATTCCACCCTCACTCTTCCGATCGGCTTCACATCGTTCGCCGGCAACGCCTTGAACGTCCCGGACGCGGCGCACATCCAGTACGCGAACGGGCTGGCGAAGGCCACCATCACGACCGCCGATATCCTCACCCTCGGGGAGATCGACAAGCTGGTGGAGAAGGCCGAAACCGTCGATCCAATGATTC